GACGTTATAAAGGCTAGTGCAAAAATGTCACAAAAATAAAAAAAAAGTTGCAATAATGCAACGTGTAGGCGTGGGCCACTAGGGGTATGTATATATCTATATGCAATCCCCATATAATTTTTCTATTTTTTACCTTTTTTTAAAATTTTTTTTAATTTTCATAGACTTTTGTATCATTTTCATCGTATATTATGATATTTTCAATATCTTTTTGCTCTCTACGAACCTGTTTTCTAAAATCGAGGGCTAATTTTTTGTTTACAAAGATGGAAACTACAGGTTTTGGAATATTTTTGTAGTAACAAAATACACGATATCTGATTGGTGAGGGAACCATCGGCTAATCAAAAGGGAATCGAGGGCTAATCAAAAGGGGGTTCATAGTATATTTATTCCTGTGCAGCAGTAAACTTATTATACAGTTCAAAATGCAAGTTGTCAAGTAAAAAATTCACTATTTTTAAATTTTTTTTTTAATTTTTTATAAAAAACACTTGACAGACCCTTTCTGCGTGTGTATAATAACAATTAGCCCAGAGTTTGTCTACAACTCCACACTCCTACAAAAAATAAAAAAGGGAGTAAAGAGATAAACTACGGTTATTCTTATAAAATGGAAATTAGTATGAAATGTTCATCTTGTGAACACTCCTGCCACTGTGATACAATCGTATGTGATGTAGAAGACTGTGGTTGTGGAGTATGTTCTTGTCCTGAAACCAAAAAGGATTTTGGTTAGCCATGCCTCATTACACAAAACCATTAAAAAAGGTAGTGAAGGGTTTGAAGAAAGCATCACGTACTCATGCTAAACAAGCAGCAACTCTTGCAAAGATAGAAAAAGATCAACGCACAAGGTATAAGACAAGCCATGCCAAAAAAGCAGGACCCAAAAAAGGGAACAGGAAAAAAACCAAAAGGTAGTGGTCGTAGACTCTACACAGATGAGAACCCTAAAGATACGGTTAGCATCAAGTTTGCCACTCCTGCAGATGCAAGAGCCACAGTTGCAAAAGTAAGAAGAATAAAAAAACCTTACGCAAGAAAAATACAAATACTTACTGTGATGGAACAACGTGCAAAGGTAATGGGTAAAACTGAAGTTGTTCGTATCGCAAAAGAAGCAAAGAGGAAACTAAAAGATGGCCGCAAAAAAAGCAAAACCAAAAACAAAACGTAAAAAAGGTTCTCCTACTCCTGCCAATCCTAGTCTCTATTCAAGAGTAAAGTCAGAGGCTAAACGTAAGTTCAAGGTATACCCTTCAGCATATGCAAATGCATGGCTAGTTAGAACCTACAAAAAACGTGGTGGTACATACAAGTGAGTTTAAAAGAGTGGTTTGGAAAAGGCCCAAAGGGTGATTGGGTTGATATAGGCGCACCAAAGAAAAAAGGTAAATTTCAACAGTGTGGTCGTAAATCAGCCACAGGCAGTAAAAGAAAGTATCCAAAATGCGTACCAAGGGCTACTGCGAAGCGCATGAGCAAAGGTCAGATTCGGAGTGCTGTTGCAAGGAAGAGAGCAAAAGCACAAGGAGTAGGAGGAAAGCCTACCAACGTGAGAACATTCAAGAAGAAATATTCAAATGCCAAGAGCCGCAAAACCAAAGCGTAAAGGAACAGGAATGAAAGGATTGACCATCAAAGGTGGTCATAAACGTCCTACCAAGGCAGGTGCAGGTATGACTAAGAAAGGGGTTGAAGCCTACAGAAGGAAAAACCCCGGATCAAAGCTACAAACTGCAGTAACAGGAAAGGTAAAACCGGGAAGTAAAGCAGCAAAAAGAAGAAAGTCTTTCTGTGCAAGATCAGCAGGACAAATGAAAAAGTTTCCAAAAGCTGCAAAAAACCCTAATTCAAGGTTACGCCAAGCTAGAAAAAGATGGCGTTGTTAATAATAATAAGGGAGGTGTTTAGAGAAGGATGCCTCAATGTCATATTTAATATCAAACATACCTCACTTTAAATGTTGGGTGAGAAAGCAGTTTACACATAACCATGAGAAGTATGAAGGTGAATACATTCATGCTCTTGCATTTGCAGTAAATACAATACCAGATCGTAGTCTTAGCTTTCAGGTAGTCTTTACTGGCTGTAATGAAGAAGAGAACGTTCATGGGGGTGCTATGTGGGCAAGGCTACCAATAGCCTCTCTAGTGGCAGACATACCACTTGAAGAGTGGCCTGAGATGATGCCAACCCATTTAGTCCAGCCTTGGGACTGTTCTTCACGAAATCATTCTGTAGTGGTGTTAGATCGTGTCTCCTCTAGCCCTTGGATATGTAAGATAGGTGGAGAGTTTTATACAGGTAAATATATGTTTACCGTAGACTACACAGATTCACATATTTCAGATGACCCTGCACAACATAAACAATCGCACGTACTAGAACTAATAGATGCAGGTGAATTTACAGGTAACATAGTTGCCTTACCAAACAACAGAGTACGTGCAACAAACCCTGCCTTGTGGGTAACTGGTGAAGGCGCACCAGATTTTGCACCAAGTCAATACCTCCACACTGCAGAAATACATGATAGTTACATGGACCCAAATGTGACGTTTAATAACTTATATGCGGAGGAGCAAGAAGATGAGAAAGACTATGAAGAGGAGTAAAGGTATGGCTGCAGGTGGAAAGCCAGATTTTCTTGATTTAGACAAAGATGGAAATAAGGAAGAATCAATGAAAGTTGCAGCCATGCAAGCTAAAAGACGAAAAGCTGCTGTTGGTGGCAAGAATACCAAGATGACTGCCAAAGGTCGTGCAGTAGGTGGAAAAAATACCAAAATGAAAGCCAAGGGCATGGCAGTTGGTGGTAAAAACACTAAGATGAAAGCCAAGGGCAGAGCAGTAGGTGGTAAGAATACTAAAATGAAACCTATGATGTACGGAGGCATGACAGGTATGGCTTCACCAAATATGGGACGCAGAATGGATGAAAACATGATGCAAGGTTCTACTTCTCGTCCTACTCGTATGATGGCTGTTGGTGGTAAGAATACCAAGATGAAAGCTAAAGGTCGGGCTGTGGGAGGTAAAAACACCAAAATGAAAGCCTATGCAATGGGCGGTGGTGTTCGTAAAACAAAGATGGCTTAACTTGACAGAACCAGTTCACCATACAATGATGAATAGAAGTGTAGAGCCTGTGGAGTTTTACACTCGCTACACAATCAATTCTGGTGGGAATGATATAACTCATGTTACTCGTAAATACTCTATAGAAGGACCTGTTACCACAGTTTCTGAATCTTCTGTAACAGTTTATGATCGGTATGGGCAGTCAAAAGAAATTGGTGCAACCACTAGTACAAAAGAGATATATGCGTAATGGTATCAAATTTATTAGCTAGACAAAAGAAAAAGAAACGTGAACTAACTGAAAAACAGTCTACGTACCTTTCTGCATTTATTGAAAATGGTGGTAATAATCAAGCAGCATTGAGAGAAGCAGGATATGCAAAAGATACAGGCACTGCAGTTATGCGTTCTCTTTCTTCTGAAATAATAGATGCGGCACAACAAATGTTAGCCGCTAATTCTATGAAAGCTACAATGGGTTTGATAAATGCTTTGGATGATGATGGTAACATTCCTCGTGCAGAGTTGAAAGTAAAAGCTGCGGAGTCCATATTA